ATGGACAAGAAGCTACGATTCCTACACCTATTCACATTCATATTTCTTTCTCTGACAGCAGGTGCTGCCAAGGGTGATTTCGAGCAATGCCTGCAACAGTTTGAGAAAAGTGGGAGAGTTCAGGATGCCAACAGGCTTTTCTCTCTGTTGCATGATGAGGAAGTCACCGATTCGTTGTTGAGATTTGATGACACAACTCCAAACCAAACGTTGCAGGCTCAAGTGTGGTATTGGACGGCAGAATATCTGTATGCCCAACAGCAATATAAGCGTGCGGCAGAATATGGTGAGAAAGCCTTGCCGCTGTTGAAGGACAAGGCCGAGGAGTCGGATTGCCTCAACCTTTTGGCTGTCATCTTTATCCGCCTGACAGATTACAAATTGGCGGCCATTTATGCCAAGAAATGTTATGCCCTCGACGAGAAGAGTGGTGACCCCGACATGATGTCGTCGAGTCTCAATTCGTTGGCTGCCATCTATATGAGCGCCAACCAGCCGAAAGAGGCGGAAAAATACATTCTTATGGGGTTGGAAGCAGCAGCAAAGGCCGATAATCCCTCGCGTCGTGCCGTATTGTTGGGAATGGCATCTGAAGTGTATCACGCTTTGGGCGATGACAAGAAGTCGCTTTCCTATGCAGAGCAATCTTATGACCTGGAAATGAAATTGGGCCATGAGGACAAGGCCATGCTTCGACTTTCGCAGAAAGCGTCGGCTTTGATCGGATTGCACGACTATAAGCAGGCCGAGGAGGTGCTGAAAAACGCCATTCCTGCTTTCCGCAAGATGGCCGACTACCACTCTCTTGCTATCGCCGACAACAAGATGGGCATGGCGCTGTTATGCCAGAAGAGAGAGCCGGAGGCCATTCCATACTATAGGGAGGCTGCGCATATTTTGCAGGAAATGGGTGATATGGCCAATGAGATGCATTCGAGGCGGGGCCTTTACGAAAGTCTGTGGAACACTTATCCCGATAGTGCAAAGATCGAGCTCGACCGTTTCAACGATTTGAAGGACTCGCTTTACACCAATGCCTCGGCCGAGAGTTTGGCAAGATACAGTGCGGAGTTCGACAATGAATGGCTGCAAAAGGAAAACCTTGCAGAGCGCTCAGCTAAACGGCGCATTTTCCTGGCCGGACTTGGAATCGTTTGCGCTTTGCTCATTCTTGTCGCTATGGTATGGTGGGTGATGTCTCGGCGACACAAACGGCAACGAATCATCAATGAGGAACTGACCGCCAATATCAACGAACTGAGGGAAAAATACAGGCAGCTGTCAGAAGAGTACGGCAAGTCTATGGCGGGTCTGCAAAACAAGGAGCAAGAAGAGAAACTTACCCCGGCCGACCAGGAGTTCCTCGACAAGTCGGTCAACATCATCAATATGATGATACACAAGGGACAGGTGGATGCGGAGAGTGTGGCACGTGAGATGGGGCTGAGCCTATACCAGTTCCGTCAGCGACTGACAAACATCACAGGTGAGAAACCGCAGGATTTCATCACCATGCTCCGCATGAAGCGTGCTCAGCATCTGCTTGACAATCACCCTGAACTCAACATCACGGAGATAGCGGTGCTCTGTGCCTATAACGATACGCCGAATTTCACACGTGCCTTCAAAAAGTATTTTGGAATGACGCCAAGCCAGTATCTCGCTCAGCAAAAGGATAAGTGATTCAATTTGAATCAAAAAAAGTCGGGATAAGCGACATTTGGCTTAGAAACCTACGTGGCATAAAAACAAGAACCGCTGAGTAATCGGCGATTCTTGTTCTGTCGGGACGAGGTGGCCTTTGGCTCAGAACCCAACGTGCCATCAAAAAAGAAGCAGGATAAAAGTCCTGCTTCTTTTCAGTCGGGATGAGGCTTTTCTAACGGCTTTTTCGTACTTTTACCCGTCTTTTTCTAATATCACTTATTATCAATTGTTTACACTCTTTAATTTGATACAAAAGTACGAAAAAAAGGTAAACAAAACAAAGAAAAAGAAAGATTTAGCGGAACAATAGCGGAACAAGGAAAGTTCTACTTCTTCCAATGTTCCACCAGCAGTTTCGCGTGCTCTTCGGGAGTGACCTTGATATATTTCAGAAATGCCGCCTCTGTCTTGTGACCAGTGATGTGCATGATGGAAATGGAGGGGAATCCGCTTTTGTAAAGATTGGTCGCGAATGAGCGCCTGCCCGTATGGGAGGACACCAGCTGCCACTTCTCATATTGGGTGGTTATCTTTTTCCCTCCTCTTGTTATTGACTTCAAGACCTTTTCTCTGAGGCGTGCGGCCTTACACACCTCCTTGATGTGGTCGTTGAACTTCTGGTTGCTGATAGTAAGCGGGATACCCCCGTACCTGTCCCAAATCTCGCGGAAGACTGGATGGATGGGGATTGTCACCATGTTGTTTGTCTTCTGCTGCCTAATCACAATCATGCCGCCGTGGATATGCTCAGGCCTGAGCCTAATCACGTCGGAGAACCGCAGCCCCGTCCAGCATCCGATGAGGAAAAGGTCGCGGATAAGCTCAAGGCGCGGATGCCTCGACAAGTTGCAGACCCTTATGCGCTCCAACTCTTCCTCGCTGAGAGCGACAGCCTCGGTGTCCTCGGTGACATGTCGGAACCCGTGCCACCTCATATTGTCGGTCAGCTCCCTCTCGACTGCCTCACGGAGCAGAGCCTTCAAGGATATGAGCTTGTGAGCTATCGTGTTTGTCGCCAAATTCAGACCCTGGAGGAATGCCACGAAGGATTGGAGGAGGGGCTTGTCGAAGTCCCCGAAGTCGAGCCTCCTGCCGATTTTCTTCTCAAACCGCTTGATATATTCGTGTGTACGGGCATACTCTCGCTTTGTCTTGTAGGTCACAATCTGCCCTCCTCTGTGGCCGTTCTGCCGTGTGTCGCACTCGATAATGTACGCGTCGAAGAACTCATGGAACGTCACAGCCCTCGTCCCGCCCTTCCCGAAATGTCGGTCGAGCACGTCCTTCAAACGCTCCTTGGTGACGGGAACGCCCTGTCTTGCCGAGTCTGCGATGAAGGTCTCCGTCTTCGAGGATATGGCGACCAATGCGGCGTTGACATCATCCGCATAGGAGCAGTATTTAGAAGTCTTTACGCGCTGCCGGGCATCATCCCAGAACAAGGGAGCGACTTTCAGGGGAGTTCCGTACATTAGTTTCTCGTTCCTTCCAAAACGGGATGTCACGTAGATGGTGGTCAGCGTGTCGGGGTCTTTGCCGCGGAGGATGAATTTTATATTTGCCATAGTGAATTGGATTAGGAAAAAGCCGCTGGAGCACACGGGATGCCCACGGCGGCTTGGAATACACGTTTACGCCATTTGGTTAGAGAACCTTGCTATGGGGATTACTCGGCTTGGAGAAGGTTGGTGTAGTCGATGAGGAGCAACTGCGCCGTGCCCGATACATTAACCACATCTTTGAGGATTTCACCAACGTTCTCCGGCGTGCAGTTGTTGAGGCACAAAAGGATATTGCTGGCGGCAGTTGCAAGTGTCGTAGCGGTTAACACAGCGTTTTCACGCTGATGGGAAAAAGATTTTGATTTCATTTTTTTACTGATTGTGGCGGGTCGGTTACACCCGCCGTTGCCTATGATTTGATGTGTTGCAGGAGTTCTGTCTCGGTGGTGAAGCACTTGCGTTCGTCGTACCCGATGTCTGTGTAGGTACAGCCTTTGGGATAAATGGTCACTGATGTCTTGCCTTCGTTAGTGGAAGTGAAGATTCTGCCGACCTCGAAACTCTTGACCTTGAGCGAGGAGGTGTCGATGGTGAAGACCATGTCGCCTTCGTTGAACTTGGTGTTGATTGTCATGATGTAAGGATTTATGTGTTATTGTTTCTTGTCTTCTTCATAGACCGCCCATGCGAGGAGTGCGGCCATGGCTCCGTTGGCATGATACCACCATACGCCGAGTGCGAGGCCGGTGATGATGCAGGCCAGCGTGAAGATGATGAGGAAGATGATTCCGATGATGTCTGTTGTGCTCATGTCCGATGATGTATGGTTTGATTGGATAAAGGCGCACATTCACGTTTTAATGGCTCGTGTGCGCTTCTTTCGTTGTGCTATGCCATGCGAAGTAAATTAGCGCGCTTAAAGCACCGCCAAGCGGCTTTCTCTGTGTCGTAGTACACTTGCAAAGTGTCGTTTCTCTTTCGGTGGTCGTTGTCGCTTGTGGGCGGTACCATGTCGCTTCTCAACGTGCCGTATGCCTCGCGTATTTCACCCGAAACTTTGATGAAATAGAACTTCACGATGCGGCTGGCCATTGCGGTGCGAACCTTATAATTGAGCCATGCGACTTTCATTGCGTCGGCCATGCTCATGCCGTTTCTCTTGACGAAAGACCATGCCTGAAGCATGATGTCTCTCAACTGGTTTCTAACTTGTGTGCTCATAAACGTGTGTATTAAAAGATGAAATAATAAAATTGTACTGCAAAGATAAAGAATATCTTTATTATTTCAAAATAATATTAAAGAAAAGTTTGTCTATTTAGATTATTTAACAAAGATATTCTTTAATATTGTCGTTTGTGCCAAAATATTCCTTTATCTTTGTGCTCACAATAACAAAAAGGAATTTTATGGTAACACGACTGAAAGAAATTATGGGCGAGAAAGGAATGACCTCCGTCGCACTGGCCAAAGCGATGGGAGTGACCACCGTCACCGTCAGCAGCATGATAACGGGGAAGACCCAGTCTCTTGACAATCTGGAGAAGGCGGCAAATATCCTCGGTGTCCCGCTGTGGCGGCTGTTCGAGGACGAGGAGGTCGTCAAGCACCAACTCGAATATGATGCCTACTACTCATCCCGCCTCGTCTGTCCCCACTGCGGCGCACAGCTGAGGATTGTGGAGGATGACACTACACCAAAATAGTTATTATTTGTTTATGCTAACCTAATATTTTAAATTATGAAAAAACTATTGATTATAATGTCTTGTGTGCTTCTCATATCATGCACGCAATCGTCTCCTCTCGAAGGTGTTTGGGAATCCCAAGATGGTAGATTGCATGTATATACCATTGAAGGGAAAGTAGGATTCGAGTTGCAACATGATTACAGAAATGAGTATGGAGTGACTGACATAGGAGGTCTTAAATACACAAGTGATTCAACAGCTGATTTGTTTTTTAGAGATGGCAGCGTATTAAAATTGACGTTTATTAAAGAAAGCAAGAATAATATGGAACGTTATCGTTTTTATACGCCAAGTGGAAATGAAGACGGTCTTATATGGGATAGGCTCAAGGGTCCTGATGCTTACAAAAACGACATGGAGGAAAAAGCTATATGGGCAGCAATATCAGTCATATTAGGCGAAGACAATATAAAAAACAATCTATAGAACATACATTTAATTCCGACGGAGTTTTTTTATCTTCGTCGGTTTTTTCTATTTGCGCACTAAATACTTTGCCCTTAATCCTCAGAACAGACTATTTGGTTAGCAAATATTCCTTTCGTACTTTTTACGAGAACCAAATACTTTACGCTTATCCTCCGCCTAATTGTATTTGATAACCAAACATCTTTTTAGTACCTTCGGAATTTTGTCGCATATCCTCACCTGCCTTTCATTAAAGCATGGGCAAAAAAAGGACTGCCGCGCATCACTGCGGAGCAGCCCAAAGGGATTATATTTCACTTCTCAAATCGTTCTCAGCAGCCGAGCCACCACCGGAAGCGGAGGTTGGAGAACCACCAGCCGCACCACCGCTGATAGTCGCCGAACAACTTCACCCTGTCACCCTGGAGGAAGGCGAACTTGGAGTTGCCAATTACGCTCTTCACTGCATAGCGCAGGTCGTCGGAGCTGAGGCCGTGGGCACGAATCTCTGGCGCGAGGATTTCACGGAAAGCCGTCTCGCTGTCGGTCATGTCGCCAATCGGGTCGATGTTGAGGATGCCGTTGTGCATGAACCAGGTATCACTCTCATGGTCATGGAAGGGATGGCAGTTGGCTCTCTTTATGCTGCCGTGCGTGGCGAGCCGGAAATGCAGCAGGCAAGGTTGGGATATGTCGCGGTTTCTCAGGTGGCGCAGAAGCATCTCAATGCTCATGCCTTTATAGTGGTCGGTTGGTGTGACCATACCCATGCCGTGGGGGTTCGCCCTGTGCATGGCCTTTATAATCTCTCTCGGTGGCGTGGGTACGCCTTTCGGTATGTAAGCAATTACGCACATATTAATGATGATTTAAGTTTGTGAAAAATGCCGTTTTTAAGCGTCGTGTCACTCTTTTGGGCGGCGGGTGGTATGGCTGACCGCTTGAAATGGTTGAAACGATTGTAGGCGGTTTTTGGTGTGCCGTGTGCGCTCTCTTTATGCGAGAGCGGCACGGCGGTTGATGAAGTATTGTTTTTCTTCGCTTGAAAGAAATGGTATCTCTTCAATGGTGGTGCAGGTCGGGCACTCATATTTGAAAGAATACTCAACGAGTTTTGCGAGAAACATCACCCATTTTGAAATTTTCTCATAATCGGTCGTGCCTTGGTGCTGGCGAAACTCGATGGTTCGGTGGCGGTCGTATGCGACGGCGTTAACCTTGAAATAGCGGTCGAAGCGCATTGCACCCGCAATTTGCCGTTTTGTCGTACATTGGGCGAAGTTGATGCCTTGCAGTGAGTGGCACCATTGAGAATTGTTTGCGCGCCTTGAAACGGCCATAAATGAATCTATCGCCTTTTCTATTGCCTGATAATTGCGAACCAAACGGCAATAATGCTCGTCGCTCATGTTTGCGGCACCGATATGAACGTGAAGACCACAAGAGCGGTTAACCTTTGCGTCGATGCTTGCAAGCGCACTGCAAAGCGTTTTAAGGCTGTTGAGGCCGTTGTTGCCGTTGAGAACCGGCGAAACGACTTCTTGTGTGTTTACGCCAACAAGCGAAGAATCAGAAACGATTTTGAAATAGCGGTCGTTATCGTCATGGTTGTAACCTTCGCTTCGAACCGACAAGCCATTTGCGGCCGCAGCGGTGATAAGTTGTTGGCGGGCGAAGTTGTAGCACTCAACCTCTACGCCGAAAGTGATTTTTGCGAAATCGAAATCACCGGGCAAAACGGCCTTGATTGAAAGCAATACTTTCACATCTCTTTTTGAGAGGCCTAACTTGATAAGAGCGTTGCTCTTGCGGCGGTCGGTCATGTCGGCCTTCATGATGTCGGCAATTTGTTCGTTCAAAGTTTTCATATTATAAAGTATTAAAGAAGTGAAACATGTTAATTGTATCGCAAAAGTAAGTATAAAAACGTATATTTCAAAATAAAAATACGTTTTTGAGCGAATATTTAAGAACAATTAAGAAAATACGCTTAAAACTAAACATTATTTCACAAAATTAGGCTTAAAACGTATTTTTACCTAAAAAATTTGGTAGATTGAAAGAAAAGCAATATATTTGCATCCTCGAAGTAAGTATAAAAGCGAAATTATGGTAGATATTAAGAAAGTTATCCGAGCGCATGGTTACACGCTTGAAAAGGTTGCCACCGAACTGGGTGTCTCCAAGTCCACAATGACTCAGTTTGTGTCGGGCAATCCTACGCTATCCAGGCTCCAAGACATCGCCAATGTGCTTGGCATCCCCGTGAGTGAACTTGTCCGTGATGTGGATGCAAAATCCACCGAATGCATCGTCTGCCCCCACTGTGGGAAGGTAATCACCATTAAAGTGGAGCAGGACAATGGGTAAGTATGAAAAAATAGACAAGGACAAGATTATCAGGTTCTGCGACAGGGTTCAAGAACTGGAGGATATGCAATACCACTATGACCCTTATAGTGGTGACATCATTCCTACCCCAGACGGGAAACGCGATGAGGATATTTGCGGTCTTCTGTTGGATGCCTATGCCTTGTTGGGTGACATCGAGGAGGAGATAAAAAAAGACTATGCGAGTTTGCAACCCTATAGCATATCATTGGACAAAGAGGAAAGATTCATAACGTCAGCCAAAAAACTGCTTGACACCTATCATCTCAAATTCCCTGATAGGGACTTCGGCAAACTAAAAAAATACTTCAAGCCTGAATTTAACAATAAGTGGTTTGACAATTCCTTCGTCCCCAGGCTGAATCGTAAATGGAACAAGAAGGATTGTGCGAGAATCGCATATCTGATTTTTCGCAGCAAGAATAGGAATACCAAAAATGTAGGTACTGTATTCTCTGAATTCCATAGGCGGTTCTGTGAAATAGTCAAGGGGGAATACACGGCAGAGTATAAGCCTAACAAACTTGAATCAGACTTGGGGGCAATACCAGATGAATTTCGGTTCTTGTAATTTCAATCCCCTCATACTATCCCCTCATTTTCTTTTAAGTCGCTCATTCAGAGCGGCTTATTTTTTTGTGACTATCCCCTTTTCCTTTTTTGGTTGTTTTGTGTTTAATTTTGCATCATTGTAACAAATCAATAACGCAATAAAGAAATGACGGACAACAGCCAACTCATAAATTCTGTGCTCATACAGGGCGCAACGCTTGCGGACATCGAGGCCATGATAGACCGTGCCGTGGCCAAGCGCATGGAGGACTTCTATGAATCCATTCGGCACAAGCCGCCAGTCCTCGTCAGGAGGAAGGACGCAGCCAAGCTGCTGGGCGTGTCCTTGCCCACTCTCGACGCATACGGGGAACACGGCATACTGCACCCGAAGCACCTGGGCGGACGTGTCTACTACGATGAAGAAGAAATATTAAAATACCAAAAAACTAAAAAAAGTAAATAACTATGATTGAACAAACAAAAAAAATGATTGTCGACAAGTGGTTTAACTACTGCAAGAGACACGGGATTATCTATCAGCAACCCTCAGACGTTGACTTCGACGAGCAGAAAGACGAAGCAACCCTCAGCAACATTAACGGCACGTTCGCCAAAATCATCAATTACAGCGGACGAGCCAAGTTCATTCTTGACGTGAAGGAATTTTAATGTCTTCATAGATGTGGAGGCGGTGGCAATACGGCCACCCCTCCTTGATAGAGGAACAAATCGATTAAGAATACAGATATGGAAGAAATGACAACTATCGCGGACGAGTGCATCCTCATGGGCGCACCCCGCATCATCAAGAAGAATGGTGGTTACCTCGCTAATATAATCAGGCGTATCGCCGACAACTATGACAGCAGCGACTTCGATGGTGTGGCTTGCCTCGCTGACATCCAGCTGGCAAAGGACAACTGCCGTGCCATAATAGAAGCGGCAGAGCTGACCCTCTCATCTCTAGATAATCTTAGAAATGAAGTTGTAACTGGTAAATAAAAAACAGCTATGACTCAAAGAGCAAAGGAATACCTAAACGACCCCGACTTCTTCACGCTGAAGCAGGCCGCAGAGGAGACAGGGCTTAACCAGGTGACATTTAGGAAGTATGCAGCTAACATCGGTATCAGCGGCAGACCCATCTCCAAGTACACTTTTTTTACAAACGATGAAGTGGAGAAAGTGCGGGAACTTATTAAAAAACAGGCTCACGTATGGCTCAGGATGCTGGAGAATGCAACGGGTGTGAGATGGGCACCTACACAAGAAAAAAATTAACGAAAAAAAAGGATAACAAATGACAGCAGAAGAGAAGAAGATGCGCGACTTTTTGCGCGCAGAAATGAACAACAGAGAGTTTACACTAGAGCAACTGGACAGGGTTGCCGCAGTGCTTTATCCTCATGACGGTTCGGATGAGAGCGTACGCCGTGCCTCCCGTCAGTTCGGGAATGATATGATAAAGTGGGCGAAGGAAGTCAATGACGAGCAGGAGCGGAAGCACCCCAAGCCCATGACCGAGGACGAAATCGTGGCTCTTGCCGCTATTATGTAACATTTAACAGCAGGGACAATGGCATATTTACACGAAGAACACCCACACTTCGACTGCCAGCGATTCGAGGAGGAAGTCTTTAGCAACGGAACTAAAGACCCGTTCCACCGGCGGCTTGCAGACATCCGCTGCTGGCGAGACTGCCAAGAGTATTTCGGGCTCGCTCCGCTCCACGTCGAAGAAAGAGCACTCAGGGACGGGTTTATGAGCCAGAAACTCTACGAAGCCCTTGAGCACAAGCTGGGCAAACAAAGGCTCGCAGGCTACTTCACGGAGAAGCCCGCCCCCAAGAAAACCAAAGAGCAGCAGGAAGAGGAAGACCTGATAACCATGATGTTCGGCAATGTGAATGACTATAGCCGATTGCGCATTCACAGGCTGGGGAAAGGGAACATTAAGTAACACTCTACGCGCGCGTATATGACGTTAGATGACCAAATGAGCCAAGAAACCGCCCAAACGCCCCAAGGCACTGAGCAGCAGACCCCACCGCAAACATGGCAGGAGCGTTTCAAGTCTTTTCTGAGCCGTGGGTGGTTCAACGACCTCGACGAGACCATAACACGGCCAAACTTCCGCTTTAACATCATGGGCGTGGAATGCGTGCCGAGCGGTGAGATTACCGCCGTTTCGGGTAAGGCAGGAGCGGGCAAATCTACCGCCCTTGCCATTCTCGTCGGTGTTCTCATCGGCAGAACGGACTTCGCTGGCATCCGCTGTGTAACGCCCTGTCGTAAAGTCTTGTGGATAGATACAGAGAAAGGAGAATACACCTGCCAGCAGAAGATGTCCGTTTTCAGACGTGTGGCGAACATAGACAGCTCCAAGCGTCTGGAGGACGTGGGCGTGAACTTTGCGCTGATGAGACAAGAGACCACAGAGGATAGGCTCTTGTTCGTTGATGCACTCGCACAGCTTGACAATTACGATGCTATAGTTATCGACGGCATTTTTGACTTGACGAAAGACCCTGACAAGGAGTATTCCCCCGTCACCGACCTGATGCGCAGGTTGGCCGACAAAGGGGCTTCCGTCTTTGCCATGCTGCACACGAACAAGTCAGACGATAACATGCGGTATGCCCTTGGCACAGAACTGCAACGATTGGCGACAACAAGACTCGATGTCGAGTTCAAGGGAGGACAGCACATCATCAGACACACCAAGAGCAATGACAGCGCACTTGCGCCAGAGGTGGCGTTTGTGTTTGACGAAGTAGGAAACGTAGTACCAGCCAGCCAATCACCCGAAGTCAAAGCCGAAGAAGTTGCAGAAGCAAATCGGGAGGAACTCAGGAATTTAATGGTTGCCGCTTTTGGAGAAGCAGAGACAATGCGAAGCACGGACATAATGAATAGAGTTATGCAGATTAAAAATTGTAAGGAAAGAACCGCCAAAAGTCGGATTTCCGAAGCCAAGGCGAAAGGGATAATAAAGGTTGCACCAAAAGGTAGTGAGTATGTGCTTTCAGGGTATTAGCAATGTTTAGTGCAACACTACACCCCATATATAAATATATGGGGGTGTGTAGGATTGCACCAAAATTTTGCACTAAATACCAAGGGTGCATTTGCACCACGATTACACCAAATTTGCACCTTGCACCAAACCACGATAAAATTATTATAATGGACGTACAGACGACAAACATATTCACACGGCAGATGAGCCGCCTCCGTAGGGTGACATTGCAGCAACACGAACTGGCGGACGGCATCCTCACGCAGACCATCGGCGGCTTCATCGACCCCAGAATGCAGTATCGGTACATCCGGCAAATAACGGAAATCCGCTCGCTCTGTTCTACACTTGAAGAAAAAGAACGGAACAAGAAGAAAATCGCTCAAATAAAGTTATCCTTGCCAGCAGGTATCGTTTCTGCGGTGGTTGTCGGCGGCATAGGCAAAGACAGCGTTAAGGAGAAAAACGGCGTTATCTGCATCGACATCGACGCTAAGGACAATCCCGCCATCACCGATTGGCAGGCTTTCAAGCATGAGATTGCTAAGAGCCGTTTCATCGCCTACGCTGGTCTTTCCGTCAGCGGTCTCGGCGTGTTCGCCATGATTCCCATTGCTGACCCTGAGCGGCATGAAGAACACTACGAGGCTATCGTGCAAGATTTCAAGAAGGCGACTTTCACATTCACGCAAGAGGGGGAAAGTGAACCTATTACCCTTGATGGTGTTAACCTCGACCAATCATGTAAAGACATATCCCGCAAACGATTCGTGTCATACGACCCACAGCCTTACATCAATACGGCGGCGCAAGTTTACTGCAAGACCTACGTCCCGCCAATCCTACAGCCAAGATTCATGCGGACATACTCTGGACCGCAGACATGGAGTTTGCGAGGATGGCTCGACGTTCACGGCATCACCTACAACATGAGAGAGCGACACGGCGGCATCCAATACGTCGTCACTTGTCCTTGGCACGAACTGCACAGCAGTAGAAGCCGTGGTGAGAGCGTGATATTTGAGCATCCTAACGGCGCGGTCGGCTATAAATGTATGCACAGCCATTGTGCGGAAAAGAGATGGATAGACTACAGAGAGTTTTATGAGCCGAGAAGAGAACGGGTGCAGACTGTCGGCACAAGCCGAGAGTTGCCCCCTGGACAGATTGCAGATTTCAGGGCATTGGTGGCACAATCCTCACAGCGTTGCAAAGTGTCTCTGCACTCAACGGCGGAAGTCATCGCTCCCGTTCAGGCAAATAATCCAGCTGTCGGGGAGTTGGTTGAGGCTCTCGATTTGGAGGTGCTTTGGTCGCCCGAGGAAGTGCGAAAGTGGCAGCAAAAAGTCGAATTGGAGGGATGTCCATTCTAACGCAAAAGATTATGAACAGGGTAACGGACAACGAACTTGCAGACTTCATCCATGACTTCGGATGGAGGAACAGTGAAACAAACGAGAAGAGATTGCTTGCCAAACTCACGGCTCGCTTCTATGGCAGGGAGAATCCCCGCCAACTGCTATACCGCTGCGAGCACTTACATCTGATACGAACCGATGATGAGAAGATAACAATATTATGAGCAAGGACAATAAGAAAACCAAAAGGCGCGAGCTGTGGAAGTTCTGCCTAAAACTTTATGAAAAATACGGGTCAGCCATGGATGCCACCCGCTTCAAGAACGAGCTACACATGCGGTTCTATGGAGAAGACACCAAGGAATTGTTTGCGCTTGGGCTGAAGAAGAGGCTCTATCACCTCAAAGTCGGCAACTTGATTTTTTTGGTCAATAGACGGATAACGGATAACAATATGAAAGAGATTCCGGATGATGATTTGAGAGCATTCTGCAAATGGTGCAGATTCAAAGGGAGGGTGAGTGAGGAGGTGCTCGTCACATGCATGTGCGGACACTTCCACAGTTTTCCCAAGGCGATGAAAGAGCAACTGAGGCGGATGCAGTCCCTCGGCCTCATCACGGTCAACAAAGACAAGACCATCACAATATGAAGATAGACCCATTCCCCGGCACATTGGAGCGCAGCTCCAGTTGGGGCACTCCTTATGTCACGACGGAGGAGCAGGCGGCGTGGCTATGTAAGTGGTATCCGGTTTGCAACAATGATGTCATCGCCAAGATGATGGGGATAGGCTGTAGCACTGTCATTCGCTTCGCCAAACGGATGGGCATCGTCAAGGACAAAGGGGCTTTATCACGACGATATGGCGAAATACAAAGAAAGATAATCGAGAGCGAGCGCAGGCGTGACAGATGGGGACTGCCGAGGCGTACCGCCTACCACTTGCCCCACAATAATTTAACAAAACGGGAAATTATACGCAGGTGGAAAGCAAAAAAGAAATGGGGGTACATCGTCGTGGATGCACGGACAGAGGAATGGAACAAGCGCAAGGTCATCTACTATGATGGGAACACAAGTCGCAGCAAGAAGTTTGAGAAATACTGCAGGAAAGCGGGATTCCACATAAAAGAATGGGATGAAAGAAACGATTGACTTAAGACAAGGATAACAATGAATAATGAAGGACAAAGAACAGACCTGATATGGGAGACCATACAGGGACAGCCTATCGGCAAGGCCAACAACTACCAAGCCGTCCCCGACGGGCAAGGTGGTAAAAGAATCATCAAGAATGAGAAAATAAGGGCGTATGAACGCAGTTTCAACGACCAGTGTAAAATCTATCGAGGCAAAGGTATAAACCGCCCCTTTAGGCTTCATATCATCGTCTATGAGAGCAGCAACGCCTATGACCTTGACAACTGCCTTAAAACTGTCCTCGACTGCCTGCAATATGCTGGGGCGATAACCAACGACAACCTTTGTGTAGGGATTAAAGCCACGAAGAAGATTGACCGCCGGAATCCGCGCATTGTGTACGGCCTCGAGGAGCTTGAACCAACACTTTTTTAATACGAAAGAAATGAAACAAATAGAATTCATGATTGACGGCGAACGTATGTCGTTCACCCCCCTGCCACTTGGCACTCTTGACATCATTGAACGGATGAAGGAGGATTTGTGCCTCGACAAAGAAATGATGCGCTCATTTCCTATAGTCGGTTTCCTATTGGCTGTCAAACACCACCGAGAAACCATTGCTAAGATAGCTGCACTTTATACTTTGGAAGGGGAGATTTGCCCGCCTTCTGTCAGGCTTAGGTCTGATTTCCTCATGGCGCATTGTACTGATGAGGATTTGGTCTCCCTGTTTGTCGGTGGGATGGCTGCAAACGAGATGTGGATACACGGCGTAAGCACCGACCTCCCAAAAGCGGACTTCAGCAAAATAACAAGTGAGGACATTCTCAACAAATCCTTTTGTCAACTAATCAAACAAACTAAAGAAATAAAGCATCATGCCAAGTATTGAATGGGTGTCAACCCTTGATAATAGTCGTTTTGTGAGGTCTATGAATGAGATACGGACTTCATTACGGCAAACTGCGCAAGAAGTGGAAAAACAAGGTTTATCCTTTGAGCAGTTGTTCCAAAATATCGAGAGAAAAGCCGCGACCCTGGCCGCAGGATTCTCCCTAAAGCAGTTCATTGACCAAATGGTGAGCGTAAGGGGGCAGTTCCAGCAACTGGAAGTTGCTTTTTCCACTATGCTTGGTAACGCAGACAAGGCTGACGCATTGATGAGCCAACTTGTCAAGACGGCGGCGACGACACCCTTTGACCTGCAAGGAGTAGCTGCTGGAGCAAAATCACTGATGGCCTATGGGACGGCGGCAGAGGACGTGAACGAGATGCTGGTGAGACTCGGCGACATCGCCGCGGGCATGTCCATCCCCCTGAATGATTTGGTGTACCTCTATGGAACGACAATGACCCAAGGACGTTTGTTCACCCAAGACCTCCGGCAATTTCAAGGAAGAGGAATACCAATAGCTGAAGAGATAGCGAAGGTGATGAACGTCACCAAGGCGGCTGTCCCACAGCTCGTCACCGCAGGCAAGGTCACTTCCGACGTATTCCATGAAGCCATAATGAACATGACCAACGAGGGGAGCAGGTTCGGCGGTCTGATGGAGGCGCAGTCAAAGACGATTTCTGGTCAAATCTCTAATATAGAGGATGCCGTGGACATGATGTTCAACGACCTTGGGAAGAAATCTGAGGGCGTCATTAACACTGCTCTTGGAGGTATCTCTACGTTGGTGGAGAACTACGAGACGGTGGGGAAAATAATTCTCACGGTGGCGGCTGCATACGGGACATACAAAGCAGCACTCATAAGTGTCGTGGCAATTCAGAAAGCAATGAACGTGGCGGGCAGCGTGTCCGCATTTCTCTCGCTGGCGAAGTCAGTGACAAGTGCAAAGGATGCGATGGCCCTGTTCAACCTCGTCACAAAAGCCAATCCCCTCGGAATAGTGCTGTCGGTAATCTCTGCCGCCGCAGTTGCTTTCGGATTGTTCAGGAAGAACGTCGAGAGTGCCGCTGAAATCTCCGAGAAGTTCGGGGAGAACGCGGGAAAAGCAACCACCAACGCAAGGGCACTGATGGCAGCAATAAATAACACTGCTCCGACATCAAAGGCGCATACAGACGCAATAAAAGAGCTTTCCGAAAAATACAGGGAGTACGGTATAGAGATAACCGAGCTTGACTCAAAGATGAGCAACGAGAAGGAGGTGGTCAAGGAACTCACCGAGAAGCACAATGACCTAATGCTTGCCATCCGTGCTGAAAGTATAGAACGACAGAAAGCCAATGCCATACAGACTTTCGCCGAGGAGTATCAAAAAGCCATCGAAAAGGCATGGGGGAGCATGAAGAGTGAGATAGGTGGCGACAATGCCTCCACTATCACGGCGGCCTTGCAACTTGCCATTGATGAGCAAGATTTGGTCAAGCTCGGTGAACTCAAAGAGAAATTTGACGAAGCGAGAGAGAGCGGAAGGTCTTTGGGGGAAATTCAGGAGTCAGGGCGAAAACTTCATTCGTTCCTTACCATACTCGAAGACCGGGTAAGCAGCGTTGGAAAAGAGTTCGGATTGTCTGAAACAAAAATCGCATATATGCAAAGGGCTTTGGACGGAATGGCCACGGAGGTGTATGGAGCGAACAATGTCATGCAGACCGCCATCGAGACAGTCAACCAAGGAGCAAGCGCAATAGACGGGTACACCGATGCCGCCGACCGCTCCGCATACGCCAACCGACTGAGCAAGATGTCGGTGTCGGAACTGAAATCCGAACTGAAAAGCCTCATCGACAACTACAACAATACGACCATCGGCGTGAGGATAGTCTATGATGAAATCAACGTTCCGTCATGGATGAACGGCATGGACTTGAAAGATACCCGACGGCTTGCCGAGAGCTTCACGGAGATACTGAGGAACAATCCCAACGCAACGACGTTCAACGTCAACGGCAAAAGGATGTCACGGCAGGAAGTGACGGAGCGTGCCGTGGGGTACACCAAGGCGACCGAGCAAAAGCAAGCAGCAGCGGACCGGAAGCAACGGGAGCAAGAGCGTGCCGCAGCCGAGGCAGAGAAGAACAGGGAGAAGAACGCACGCAAGGCCGCCGCAGCACAGAGAAAAGCGGAGACCGACGCAAGAAAGGCAGAGAATGAGGCACGCCGCAGAGCCGAGGAAGCAGCACGGAAACGACAGGAGCAATTCGATGTCGAGCAGCGTGCGTTGAAAGACCGGGCCGACCAAGAGCAAGCCACCAAGGATGCAATAGAGAAAGAGAGGATTGCAAAGATTCAAGACTCGGGCGAACGCCAACGTGCGGAGGAAGAGGAACAGCATCGGCAGAACGTACAAGGCATCACCAACAGAGCGGAAGAAATGAAAAGAAAACGCCTTGAGGCTCTCAGGAGCGAATGGGAGGCGGCAAACACCGACAAGACGAAGGTGTGGGCTGACACGGCACAGGCTAAGGCTGGCATATCCAATATCTCCCTCTCCGAAGAAGAACAGGCGCAGATAAGCGCAGAAACGGCAGTGGAAAACGCAAGGTGGTCTCGTTTGCTCAGGGAAAGGAAAGAAGCCGAAGAGTCTTCCATGCGTGAATACCTCAAGCAGTATGGTGACTACCAACAGCAACGACAGTCCATCACCGAGGAGTACGACGAGAAGATAAGGAAAGCACAGACAGAGGGAGAGAAACTGATGCTCGCCAAGCAGAAAGAGGATGAGCTGCGACAGGTGGATGAGAAATACGGCCTCGTGACACAGGCAATGGCCGACCTCTTCGCCGACGCATCCAAGAAGTCCGTCACCGCCATACAGAAAATCATCGACAAGTACGAGGCTCTCGTCAAGTACATGGAGGGGCACAAGGGAACCGCTGACAAGGACGGTCTTGAAGCCCTCGGCATATCCGAGAGAGAGATTCAGAAGATTCTCAGCGGTGAAATCAGCATCAAGGAACTGACCGACCGATTGAAGGAACTGAAAGGTGAACTGAAAGACCGCTCCCCATACCAGTCTTTCGTAGCCAACATAAAGGCCATCGTGGAGCAGTTGAAGAAGGCCAAGAACGCCGCCGACGTGGGTGAGGGAATATCTGCCATGACCGATGCCGTGAAAGAGTTCCTCCCCGCCGTGAAAGAGTTCGGGTCGGACATCGCCAACATCTTCGGTGCCGATGATTCCAAGTTTAGCGGAATTGTTGACGGCTTAAATGGACTGATGACTGCTGGGGGAGGCGTCGGTCAGATAATGAGCGGTGACATCGTTGGCGGCGTGATGAACACCGTCAAGGGTATCTCCGATATGGCCAATGCCCTCGACGGGCTGTTTGGTGCCGACTATACCGATTTCGAGAAGGCACGCGAGAAATACGAGCAGTTGTCATCCGTATGGGACGAACTGATTTCCAAGAAGCGCGAGTATCTGAGCGAGTCATGGGGCGAGGAGGCTAACAAAGCCTACGACGAGGCAATAAGACTACTCGGGGCGGAAAGGGAAATGGCCAAGGCCGTAGGCGATGAGTTCCTCGCGGCAGGCGCAAGCATAGGCTCTCACTCGCAGAACTACCGCCACTGGATGAAAGACGGTTGGAGAGACGTTGCCAATGATATACGGAGAGGCTTGCAGGAGGCGGGTCTTGGCGACATCGGTGAACTGACGGGAATGTATGACTTCCTTGATATGTCAAGCGAGCAACTGCAATGGATTAAGGAGAATTATCCACAACTATGGGCTATCATGGCCGAGGGTATAAAGTCACCATTGGAAGACCTCATCAAGTTCGGCGAGACAGAGAAACAGATACTCGATGACTACAAGGCGCAGATTACGGGCACTTCGTTTGACAGCATCTTCGATAACTTCATGTCGGGCCTCAACGACCTCGCAAACGGCTCGGAGGATGTCTTTGACAATGTGGAAGAGAACTGGCAGCGGATGGTGAACTCGATGGTGCTGAACAACATCATCGGGGAGAAGTATAAAAAAAGAATCAAGGAATGGTACGACCAATGGTTTGAGGCTTATGACAGTGACAAGTATGTCAGCAAAGGTGAGATAGATGCCTTACGCGAGGGTTATAACCAAATCTTCCGAGACGCTGCCGACGAAACAAAGGCTTTAAGGGGAGCGGGAATTATCAGCGAGACCGACGCTTTCAGCCAAAGCGCATCTGCAAAAGGATGGCAGTCAATGGGGCAAGAGACCGCAGAGGAACTGAACGGACGGTTCACCGCCCTCCAGATTGCCGGGGAGGGAATAAACCAAAAAGCAGGCTTGATGCTCTTGAACACCGACCTAATCCTCGCCAACCTCAACAACATGGCACTGATGTCCGAAGGGAACAACGCAGCCATAGCCGACATAAGGGACATGATGATAACATCCAACTCCTACTTGGAGGACATGGTTAAATACAATAAGAAAATCTACACCGACTTTTTGGAGAGGATGGATGGGATGAGAAAACAGCATGAGGAAATCTATAACGCCATTAGGAGAGCTTAAGATAGGTGCATGAATCTGAAATGACATACCACAATGTCATTTTGTGGAACTTACTCATATATTCGGGGTTGACGGTGCGTGAGCATAGCTATCCCGTAGGCTTTGGCGTGTGTTCCCAAGCCTTTTTCAAATGTTAAATAATGCGATTTACAAGAAAAAATTGCCTTAAAAGATAATTATTTCAAAAATTATTCGTACCTTTGTATCAGCAAAAACGATTATATTATGGCAAAGGCGACAATTCTATCAGTGGAACAGACGGAGAAAGCGGGGCTGTTCACCATCATCTTTGAAGGCGAAGGTGTTTCAGAGTTTGATAACTTCTACAATAAGTTCATCAATGATGCAGAGCGCAGCAAAGACCTTCAGCAAATCCTCACCCAAATAGACCTCATGATGAATGTGCGTGGTTTCACGGAGCGCAACTTCCGTCCCGAGGGTAAGATGAGTGACAACGTTGTTGCACTGCCGACCTACAAGAACTCCCTTCGCCTATACTGCTTAAGATTGTCCGATAGCGTTTTGATAGTCGGTAATGGTGGCGTGAAAACCACTCAGACCGTCCAGCAAGACCCCGTCCTCAATGGATATGTAATCAATTTGCAGAAACTTGACGCATTGCTAAAGGCTGATATTAGACGTGGGTATGTCCGCATTGAAAAAACGGAGATAATAGGTGCTGACAATAAAGAGTACGATATATGAAAAAAGACGTAGCAGGAGCAAAGCATTTCCACGAGGCAGTCGAAAAGACCCCTCGGGATTTAAGGCAGCAGATGGAGTGGTCATTCCATATTGCTGACGAGATTGACGATGCACTGAAGGAGAAGGGTATGACGCAGAAAGACCTTGCTGCCGCATTAAAGACTTCCCCTGCAGCCGTGTCAAGATGGCTGGGCGGTGGGCACAATTTCACGCTCTCGACACTGGCGAGGATTTCAACAGTGTTGGGTGTGCCTTTAATCTCTGTGACGAAGTAAAAGAAAACCAATGAATGAAAATTGAGGGTGGGACTCAAATTCCTACCCTCTTTTTTGTACCTGTCAAAGGAGTGAAAGAAATACTTTAATATATTTGCGTATTTACTTGAAATTATGTATATTTGCAGTGTAATTGAATTATAGAACAATATGCAAGAGACCAACAATGAAAACGGCATGAGAATCTTGACGCTCATCATCAAGCAGCGTTACTTCGATGCCATCCTCCAAGGCCGCAAGGTGCAAGAGTTCAGAGAAATCAGACCAACAAACGAGCGCAAGTATGTGCAGTTCGATGACCAAGGGCAGCTTGTCCTTGACGAGAACGACTGCTGCGTCCCCGTGAAGTACGATGCCATCCGCTTCTATGTCGGTTACGCTAAAGACAGAGACACCGCTCTCGTCCAGGTGAGGTCGGCATTCACACAAGTCCTCGTTGACGACAAGGGGCAGCCCATCGTCTATGACTACAACGGCGAGGATTACTGGGCTGAGCAGGTGGTCTATAACTTGGGCAAAGTTATTGAATACAAGATAAGAGAGCAGTCGAGGAAAGTGTAGAACATAAAAATCTTATGAGTTATGCCAACAGCATTGCAAAGACAGATTGAGCGTGTGACCGGAGCGGGACGCACCATAGCCCAACAGTCTGGACGGGGAAGAGGCTCCCGTGACGTGAACATGGACAAAGTGCAGCGCGGCCGCCGTGCGGGATTCGGCAACACCACGCAGAAGCGCGAAGACCTCGTGGCAGCATTCGGCGGCGACTGATGGACGCTCTGACCATGCAGAGGACTATGGCGACAATCGCTGAGGCCGCGAGCCAAAGCGACACTTGCCTGCTTTTCTGGAGTGCGACGGGGAAGGACAGCATCGTATTGCTCGACCTTCTCTCGCCGCACTTCAAAAAACTTGTCCTTGTCTATCTCTACCATGTGAAGAACCTCAACATCGTGGAGCCGTTCTTCAGGTGGGCGCAATCCTATCCAAACACCGAGATTGTGCAGTTGCCGCACCGCGACCGCATCCGCTGGAAGAAGTACGGCACTTTTGACGTGAAGATGATGCCCAAGCTCAAAATCCTCGACCTGAAAGACTATGAGAACCATTTGAAAATGCAGTACTCAACGGATGTCGTGGTCTATGGCATGAAGATTGCGGATTCCTTTGTCCGTCGGGGCATCTTCAACAAGGCGGCGAAGTCGGAGATTCACAAGGACTTCGGAAAATACTATCCCATTGTCTGCTGGAAGAACTCGGACTGCCTCAACTACATCAACATCCACAACCTGCCGAAACCGCTGAAACTCGGTAGCAAGCGCCCCTCGTCGGGCGTGAACCTCAGAGAAGAGACGGTGCTTTTCATCAAGGAGCACTATCCGCTCGACTACCAGAAAATCATCAGGGACTACCCGTTAATAGAAGCAAGATATGGAAATCACTAAATATCAGAAATTCGAGACAAAGACCATTTCCCGAGACCAAATCCAGGGTGCCACGTACAATCCCCGTCGGATTTCAGACGCAGCGAAGAAGAAGCTGCGCGATAACATCAAGCGTGTCGGGCTGCTCGACACCATCGTGGTGAACAAGCGCACCATGAACATCGTGTCGGGACACCAGCGCGTCGCCATCCTTGATGCCCTGGAGCGGAAGAAGGACTATGCCATCACCGTGGCAATGGTTGACCTCTCCGAGAAGGAGGAGATGGAGCAGAACCTTTTCTTCAACAACGCCAAGGCCATGGGCGAGTATGACCCGGGCCTCCTCGCAGAAATCTTTGAGACCACCGACATCCAGGTTGACTACACGGGCTTCGAGTTGCCTGACCTTGGACTGCTTGGAGTGGAGATAGACATGGCATCTGGTGACGATGAGGAGGAACAGATGACCGACGACGACAAGGAACTGCTCCAACTCGGCGGCAGAATTTATGACAGTTCGAACGACCTGCGCAAGGCCATCAAGGAATACTCAACAAACGGAGACGCACAGGTAATCGACGTGAACGTGGTGCTGACCTTTGGGAGCACTGAGGCAAAGGTTGCCTTCATGCAGAAGTACGGATTCGGCGGCGGGGAGAAGTACGTCAAGGGCGAGGTCTTTGACCAGATAATCGACCAGCGGATGAATACAGAATAACACAATCACTACGCGCACGCAATGAGACCACCATTGGACAAGTTTACAGAGGCTATGATGAAGGCGGGAGGAAACGTCACCCTCGTCGCAAAGGCTTTTGGCGTGTACCGCCATACCGTCTATAACTGGATGAACGACAATCCCGACTACAAGGCGGCTCTTGACGACGCAAGGGGAGCATTCCTCGACGAGGCACTGGCATCCGCGAGAATCCTCGTCCGCGGCATACCAGACGTGGTGAAAGACCCTGACGGGAAGACAAGGCAGGTGGGATGGATAACGCCTCCCGACTCAGGTATGACGAGGTACATCATCGGCACGCTCGGACGCAAGGAGGGGCTGGGCGAGCAAATCGAAATCGATGCCAAGATGAACGTTGCCCCCAAAAGCATGACCCCGGAGGAGGCAAGAGAATACATCTCCCGCATCGAGAAGGAAGTATGA